GCAAAGCCGCATCCGTTGACCCACCGGGCCCGGAGCCCCCCGTCGTGGAGCGGGACTCCTACGGAATATATAGACTGTGTTCTTGACTGTGATCCGCCAAAATTTTCTAAGAATTACGAAAAGTAACAATGCTTTAATTTTTTATAAAAATCGCCCTACAAAGTAGTATCGACTCGACGCACCCCCTCTTTTCCTTTTTTCTCAGCTTGGGTCCCCTCTACCTCCCCTTGCACTATTGTTTCCCCTATGCTACTTTCTTGTTTCTGGTCCTTTGGCCTGCTGAAAATTTATGGAAGATTTTTTTCTTTTAGACGATATCGCTGAGGCAGATGCTGGTCTGCTGTCTTTTCCGGTTGTGCTGGAGTTTGAAAGCTCTGTGCCTAATGCCGCGCTTTTTTTGAAGAATGAGCCTAACCGCCCACTGAAGAAAGAAGAGAAGGAGTGGGTGCGAGAAGCTGTAAAAAACCCCACCAACCAAGAGATCATCAACACACCTCCTTCCGCCCCCGCCCTCCGTGCGTTAGAAAAGCAGCTTGAAAACTACAGCGGCACCATGCCGGTCACAAAGGAGCAGTGGCAGAACTATGTGATGAAGCAGTATTTTCTGCAGTCACGCGACCCCGACCCAAAAGTTTCCAAGCCCGCGCTGGATGCCATAGCCAAGACAAATTTAGTAGGGCTTCACAATGATGTGCAAGAGATCAACATCAACACAAAAAGTACGATAGAGCTCGAAGCCACCCTCGCACAAAAGCTGCAGCAAATCCTGAGCAAAAAAGTAAACAACGAAAGCGAAGATGAAGTGATAGAAGCGGAGTGGAGCGAAGCAGAGTGAACGAAGAAGACATCACAAAAGCGTTGGCGCTAGCCTCTCCAAAGGAAAAAACAGAACTCCTCACACTGCTGGATGAGCTCGAAAAGCGTAAAACCCGCGAAGAGGCACAAGAAGACTTTTTAGCGTTCGTTAGAACGCAGTGGCCTGACTTTATTAGCGGCTCACATCACAGGCGCATTGCCAAACTCTTCGAGGACGTAGCGGCAGGTAGAAAGAAGCGCATAATAATAAACCTCGCTCCTCGACACACAAAATCGGAGTTTGCATCGTATCTGTTCCCGGCATGGTTCCTCGGCAAGCACCCCAAGAAGAAGGTCATGCAGGTGTCGAATACAGGTGAGTTGGCTGAGGGCTTTGGTCGTAAGGTGCGAAATCTATTTGAGACGGAAGAGTTTAGAAGTATTTTTCCTGACGTAGAGCTACGCGCCGACTCCAAGGCGGCAGGGCGATGGAATACCAATCACGGAGGTGACTATTATGCTACGGGTGTGGGTGCAGCTCTGGCTGGCCGTGGTGCTGATCTATGTATTATCGATGACCCTCACACAGAATCAGAAGCGGTCTCGGCAGCTTTTAACCCCGGAATATACGATAAGGTCTATGAGTGGTTCACTACGGGACCCCGCCAGCGACTCCAGCCGGGAGGAGCCATAATCATCGTCCAAACTCGTTGGTCCCTCAGAGACTTAACGGGGCAGATCATCGACCATGCTGCCAAAGATGCAAAAGCCGATCAGTGGGAGGTGTTTGAGTTTCCTGCCATTCTCCCGAGTGGCAACCCACTGTGGCCTGAGTTTTGGGCGATTGAAGAGTTAGAGGCTACCCGAGCGACGATCAACAATGCAGGGAAGTGGAACGCTCAGTACCAACAAAACCCTACGTCAGACGAGAGTGCCATAATAAAACGTGCGGACTGGCAGATATGGACAAAAGACAAACCACCGCCGATGGACTACCTCATCATGGCGATGGACACTGCATTTGAAGCGAAGAAGAGCGCCGACTACAGCGCAGCCGTTATCTTTGGAGTGTGGACAAACGATGAAGATGGTGGACAGCCTAACCTCATGCTGTTGGAGGCTTGGAGAGATAAGCTAGAGTTCCCGGAGTTAAAGCAGAAAGCGAAGGAGTTGTACAAGGAGTGGGAGCCAGACAGTGTGATTATCGAAAAGAAGGCATCCGGGGCTCCGCTGATATATGAGCTGAGAAGGATGGGCATCCCCGTGCAGGAGTACACACCGAGTCGAGGGAATGATAAGATAACGAGACTGAACGCGATTGCAGATATTTTCGCTTCAGGTAAGGTCTGGGCTCCAGATAGGCGATGGGCAGATGAGTTGATAGAAGAGGTCGCGTCGTTCCCTGCGGGGCGTTATGATGACTTCGTAGACTGCACCAGCTTAGCATTGGCACGGTTCCGTGCGGGTGGTTTTATAGGTACAGCAAATGACCAAAGTGAGGAGGAGTACAATGGTGGTTTTTATCGGCGTAGAGCCGCGTATTATTAAGGAGGAGCTTGGCGTGGAAAATGAAAAAGTTAGAATTAGAATGAAACCAGAGCACATCGCTGCGTGGGAAAAGTACATTAAAGAAGAGTACACCGATGCAGAGAACGAATTAGTAAAAGAAACAGAAAAAAGAGAAAGTGCAGAGAAAAAAGCTAACGACAGGCAGGTTGGCGAAACGCAACATTATAAAAAGCTATCAATTCAGCCGTGGGACGCTATGGAGGAGTGGCTTAGTCCCGATGAGTTTAGGGGCTTTCTTATCGGTAACAGTTTGAAATATCTGGCAAGAGCAGGCAAAAAAGGGCCATATAGGGAAGATATCCAAAAAGCTCACCATTATCTTGAAAAGCTCCTAGAAATGCTATAATACGCAGGACGGTGTACCACCACCGTCCCACTTCAACAAAAGGCAAAAGAGGTGCCAGATGTCACAAATAGAGAATAGCACAGAAGAATGGAAAAGAGTGCCGGGCTTTGATGCTTACGAAATTTCTAGCTTGGGCCGGTTAAAATCGTGGCTTCCGAGAAGAAATTTTGGAAAAGCAAGTGCTAACGGTAATATACTGCGCCCAAGCAAGGATAAGGACGGGTACTGTAGGGCTACTATCAGACGCAATGGGCAAAAACATTATGTACGAATATGCGTCTTAGTATGCAGCGCATGGCATGGAGAACGCCCCTTTACTGGAGCCGTAGTCAGGCACCTAGATGGCACTAAAGACAACGATACTCCACTGAATTTGTGCTGGGGCACCGCTAAAGAGAACTCGGCTGATGCGAAGAAACACGGCACAACGCGCAAAGGGGAGCAGGTGAATACGTGTAAACTAACCATACAGGATGTGAAGAGCATACGAGAGAGCACTTTAACATGTACAGCGTTAGCGCAGATATATCCTGTAAATGTTAGTATGATAAGCAAAATACGCAAACACCAAAACTGGGCACACATTCTATAGGACACACCACATGGCAATCGAAAGAACTCCGCAACCCGGTCTGTTAGGCGCATATCTTGAGAAGCAGGGGGAGATAAATAACCCACTGCAGCAGGACGATCAAGACGAGCCTATTGAGATTGTCATTGGCCCTGAAGACGGTGAAACGCTATTTGAGATCGAGGTAACTGAGGAGGAAGCGCCTAGCTTTGAAGCGAATCTTGCTGAGTTTATTGACGACTCTGAGCTTGAAGCGATATCCAGTGATTTGCTGGACGATTTTGATAACGACAAGAATGCGCGTAAAGAGTGGGAGAGGACCTACATTGATGGTCTGGACTTGTTGGGGCTCTCCATAGAAGAGAGGACTGAGCCGTGGGATGGTGCCTGTGGTGTATATCATCCCATGCTGACGGAAGCAGCGATCAAGTTCCAGTCGGAGATGATTTCGGAGACTTTCCCGGCACAAGGTCCTGTCAAAGCGCGGTTGGTGGGTAAAGCCGACAGAGAGACAGAAGAAGCCGCAGCACGAGTGGTAGCCGACATGAACTACCAACTCACAGAGAAAATGCCTGAGTTTCGTACCGAGCATGAGAAGATGCTGTGGAGCCTTGCGCTGGCAGGCGCTGCCTTTAAGAAGGTGTATTTCGATCCCACACTCAACCGCCAGACCTCAGTCTTTGTACCCGCAGAGGACATCTATATTCCTTACGGAGCGTCCAGCGTTGCTACATCGGAGAGGATTACGCACTCCATGCGTAAGACCAAGAATGAGATCAAGAAGCTACAGTATGCTGGGTTCTACAGAGACGCGGACTTGGGTGAGCCGACCAAGCAGATTGATGAGATACAGAAGAGAAAGGACGATGACTCTGGGTTCTCCTCCTCCTACGATGATCGGTTCAACATTCTTGAGATGCAGGTCGAGCTCGACTTGCCGGGGTTTGAAGATACGGATGAAGAAGGGGAGCCTACGGGCATTGCCCTGCCCTACGTTATAACGCTCGAAAAGTCCTCTGGCACCGTGTTGGCTATCAGAAGGAATTGGGACGAGTATGACGACTTCAAAAACCCAAGACAGCACATCGTACAGTACAACTACATCACGGGGTTCGGTGCTTACGGTTACGGTCTGATTCATCTTATCGGTGGCTTTGCTAAGTCAGCTACCAGCATCGTAAGACAGCTTGTAGATGCAGGCACGTTGTCCAATCTCCCCGGTGGGTTGAAGACTAACGGTATGAGAATCAAGGGAGATGACACTCCTATCATGCCGGGTGAATGGAGAGATGTAGACGTAGCGAGCGGCACTGTCAGAGATAACATCATGCCGCTCCCCTATAAGGAGCCCAGTGCGACGCTGTTCCAACTTCTGCAGAATGTGGTGGATGAAGGACGCAGGCTGGCGGCGGTAGCCGATGTAAAGTTTGACTCCATGAATGGTGAGGCCCCTGTGGGCACCACGTTGGCAATTCTTGAGCGCACCATGAAGGTCATGAGTGCAGTACAGGCGCGGGTCCATGCGTCCATGTCTCAGGAGTTCAAACTTATCGCGGCCCTCATACGCGACTACACTGCACCTGACTACAACTACGTCCCAGACAGTAAATCAGAGCCCAGCGCGAAAAAGTCAGACTACGAGCAGACGGACATCATCCCCGTCAGTGATCCAAATGCCACAACGATGGCACAGAGGATTTTGCAGTATCAGGCAGCGATTCAGTTGGCACAGCAGGCTCCACAAATCTATAACCTTTCAATGCTGCATCGGCAGATGCTTGAGGTCATGGGTGTCAAGGATGCCGATAAGATTGTAGAAACGGAAGATGACCTACTGCCAACAGACCCTGTTACAGAGAATATGGATGTTCTCAACATGAAACCTGT